TCAAGGTATGAGTTCTGCTAATAAATTCCCAGGATACGAAATCTGGATGAAAGACAGATGTGATGTATTTATTGAAGATTTATCTAGAACTGTGTTGATCGAGGAAATCCCACAATTCTAATAATAAAACGTAGATGTGATGCTTCCCATAATAGAACAGCACACATCTCTTTTTTCCGAGAAAGATCCCCTCACCTCCTCTCCCTCCCAGAGGGGATTGATCTCAACCCTACTTAGTCAAGCCTCTTGCACAGCAACGTAACTAAGTTTTAGAGTGATGGATTGGGTTTCCCAGTCGCATTCCCTTCAATGGGGACACTCTTCTAAAATAAACCAAATATTTAATTAAACTACATTATGGGTAAAACAGGCAAAATCTCTACGATAAAACGTGAGTATAACAGTTCTCAACTGCAGACAATGGACAGTGGACTATCGCAAAAAGGATTTACAAGAATTCCTGGAACAGGAGTATTCAAGTATCCTTATAAAGAATTAGATGGAAAGTATAGAACAGGATTAGATCCAGACTCTACTTACATCAGAAGAATTGCAGATCAAACTGAAAGAGAGTTAGAAATAGAAAGAGTAACTAAACTTAAAGCAAGACTTGAAAATGAATTAGGTGATATTGATTTAGGACCTCGTTCAAAGTTTTGGAATTATGGGTTATCAACTTCTACAGATGATCAAACACATGTACAACCAGTTAAGTTATTAGATGGTGATAATTACTTTGATCTATCAGTTCCTTTTCAAGAGATAGCCTTTTCATGGTTAAGAGTACATCCAACTATTGCATCTTCTCACCAAGCATGGGAAAGAGGAGAATATCCAGCAGATACACAATTTTATGTTGTTGATGATGAGATAGAAAATGCAGTGATCTACAAGAAAAAACAATTGATTAACAAAGCTATTGTTAAGTTTGATTCTATGACTCCTGAGAAGAAACGTAAAGTTGCAAGACTTTTAGGTCTTCCAGTATCAGAAGACACAATGGAAGAAGTTGTTTATAATCAAGTAGATAATATATTGAAACAAACAGAATTCACGAATGGTAAATATTCAGGATTGAATCCAGTTGAAGTGTTTAATAGATTTGCTGACATGAAAGAAAATTTACTCCATATACAAGATTTAATTAAACAAGCAATTACACATTCAGTTTACAGAGTTAAACCAAATGGTAAAGTTTACGAAGGTGAATTTGAAATTGCTAAAGATGAACAAGATTTAATTAAATTCCTAGCTGATGATGATAACCAAGATGAGTTATTGACATTAGAAGGTAAGTTGAAAACTAAAAAGCTAGCTTCTGTATAAGAGGCTAGTTTTAAAAATATAAAAGCATATGATACCAGTAGATAGTTTATTGTATAAGATCGATCAGAAACTAAATAAACTATCAACTAATGAGCACCAACAGATTCAACTAGAAGACAAAATCTTAGCTTTGAATGAAGCTCAGATTAAGTTGATAAAACAAAAGATTGATGGTATTAGTACTGCTAGTCAATTAGGACAAGATTCATTTAAGAAACGTTATGAAGACTTACAAAGTCTTATAATGAATTACAATCATCAACCTTTAGATCTTACGTTAAAGAATGTTGAATTGAATCAATGGTGTACATATGTACATCAACTTAGTCCACAATATATGTTCTACATAGATTCATATATACTGGCAGACAAAGGTAGATGTAAAGATAGAAAGATCTGGATCAATAGAGATCTTGCTAAACATGGTGATCTTCAGTTTATATTAAACAATGATCATTATAGACCAAGTTTTGAATATCAAGAAACATTCAACTCTTTATCATCAGATGAAATAAGTTATTTTACAGATGGTACATTTACCCCAACTAAAGTTTACATGATGTACATGAGATATCCAGTATATATAAATAAAACAGGATATATAATGTTAGATGGGCAACCATCATTTGATCAAAATTGTGAACTTGAATTATATTTAGAGGATGAGCTGTTAGACTTAACAGTACAAAATCTAGCAATGTATACTGAAAACCAATCTGCAGTACAAAGTGCAGCTTACAGAATACAAACAAACGAATAAACTTTATTAACATTTAAATAAATTAAAATGGCTGATTTTTCATTAACCACGTTATTCGTGGTTCCAGTAGGGCAGAGTGCTGTCCCTAGCTCTGGCTCAACACAAGACCTAACTCCAGGTACTGTGGGAATTTTTAAAAGCGATTATTCTGTAGCTACTGCTTTGAATATTGCTGCTTCTCCTTACTTCTATGTAGCTCAAGGTAGAACAAACACTTACTTGCAAGGTTCTAAAAGATCTGATAAGATCAAAGGATGTCCTTCAGGATCTGGTTGCAACTCTAACGTAACAGAATGGTACAAAGTAACAGGATGTCCAACTGCTGCTAATCAAATTACTGATGTAACTGATTTCTTAGTACAATGTGGAGAAAGCATCACGTTAACTTTACGTGGTTTTTCTAGCTACATCAATACTTTGTATTTCAATGGTTTCACTCGTTCAGTAACTATCCAAGCTCCTTGTTGTGGTTGTGACGAAAATCCATGTGCTGATGTAAGTCCAAATATTATTATTGACTTATTGATTGCTAAATTAACTCAACAAGCTCCAGGTAATAACCCTGATAACATTAGCTTCAACACATTCTATACATTTGAAAATGTAGGTGGAACTATCTTACGTATTACTGGAAAACCATTAACTGTATATGGACAACCTTGTGATATCGCAGCGTTCCCATTTGAATATGATAGATTGTCTTTCAGAACTTTCGTTTATGCTGGTCCAGCTACTACTGCTGACTTTATCGTAGCGGATGCTTGTAACATTGTTGCTACTGAAACAATTGCACAACGTGCTTCTTATCCTACTGGAACATCTGCAGAGATTGCTCAATTAGAGAAAAACTTCTACAGCTACCAAGCAGGTTACTTGAAACACTTATATAGAATGAATGGATACAATGAGAACTTTGAGTCTTGGGTATCTAATGGTACTATGTACAACTCATTCTATATCAAATTCAACGAGTATAACAAATCTGAATACCAATGGGGTGATTACATCATGGAAGATTCTACAGTGATTATTGCTGTGCCTCAAGGTGGTAGTAACTTAACTGCTCCATTTGAAGCAATCTTAGAAGCTGCTTTAGGAACTGTTCCAGATAATAATACTTGTATCACAACTACAACTACTACTACAACTGCTCCTTAAGGATTAACAAGTAGAAATTAATAATAACCTATGCCAGGGGAAAGAGGATAACTCACATTCCTCTGGCATATTTATTTAAAAACAACATGGCAAACTTACAATTAGATATACTAGTAGTACCTACTTACGATGTTAATACTCTTGGTGTTGCAGATGCTTCTGTATATCCTACCAATCCTCCAGTGGTCTCAGCACCATCTATTGAGATTGATATACCAGGATTCGGAACCAAGATTTTACCTTTTGTTCCTGACCAATTAAATGTATTTACATCTTCTAATTTAGGAATTACAGATCCTGGTTGTAATCAACCACTTCCAGATGGAGTGTACAGATTAAGATATTCTGTTGCTCCTGCATATGCAAACTATGTGGAGAAAACAATATTACGTGTTGATAGACTTCAAGAGAAGTTTGACAATGCGTTTTTGCAATTAAATATGATGGAGTGCGACAGAGCACTTAAAACACAATCTAGTGTTCAATTAAACACAATTAACTTCTTTATTCAAGGAGCTATTGCTGCAGCTAATAACTGTGCAGAATATGAATCAAATACATTATATGTACAGGCAGATAATATGTTAGATAACTTTTTAAGAACCAACTGTGGTTGTTCAGGTAACAACTACCAAATAAACTTTTATTAATTATGGCACAATGTAATTCATGTGGAGCTAATGTGGGGTGTGGATGTCAATTGAGAGATGGACTATGCGGACAATGCGCTTCTAAAGTAAACAAATAAAAAATTAATACTATGTTATCACCAAGACTAAATAATTGCCCAGAATGCGCTGATATACCTTCTTTACTTAAAAAGATAGATTGTAAGTTAGCTGAGCTTGGCAATAATTTATATAATAACATATCGTATATGTTAAATAAACCAGTACCTGCTGATGACATTCTTCAGTTAATAGGTTACAGGAGAATATTAACTTATAAGTATTGTAATCCTAACTACGTATGTAAGTACTCTGTTAAGATGATAGCTAGTAGAGTGATACGTCTTACATTAGGATGTGTTAGTAGATGTAATGAACCAGAACGTTGTTTAGAGGAACCTTGTGATATTATTATTGTACCAAATCCTGTAAGAACTACAACTACTACAAGTTCAACTAGTACATCTACAACCAGTACTAGTACAACTGCAATACCAACTACAACAACAACAAGTTCAAGTTCAACAAGTACAACTACTACATCTACCACAAGTAATTCTACAGCAGGATGTCCTGTTGGTTATTATGGTCCTGTAGGTTTTCCAAATAGATATACAGGTGATGGAACTATGACACTTAGTTCTGGATTAGTAGTTAGCACTACATATACAGGAGCGTTACCACTACTTAGTTTACCAAGTCCTCCTTTTATTAATTGTGTAGGTGGACAATTTGGTGGAGATGTTGGAACAGGTGGATCAATTTTTTTAAATTATAGTGATGGAGCTTTTACATTTACAATAACATATAGTACTGCTCAAACTGCAGTAAAATTTGTAATGTATGGAATGGGTTATGCTGACCAATTAGGTATATCAGAATATTATACATTTACAACAAATGCTGCAAATACAGTAGTAACAGAATTAGCTGGATGTAATGACTTTAGAGTTGAAGCTCCAAATGTTGTTGCAGGTTCTATGCCTTCACCAGAACAGCGTACAGGAGGAAATATTGAAGTGGTTGCAGATGCACCTTTCAATACAATTACAATAACAGGAAATAATCCTGGAAGTTTAAATGGAACTGGATTTGATATGTATATATGTGGTATTGAACCTACTTCATCTACTACCACTACTAGCAGTAGTTCAACAAGTACAACAACAAGTTCTACTAGTTCAACTACAAGCACAACAACAACATTAGCTCCAAGTGGAATTAGAACAATCTATACGCACTTTGATGCTTTATAATATAAACAATAACTTAAAATAAAATAACATGTCCAATTGCTCAAATTGTTATAACGGATGTACAGAGATTATCTCTGACAGATGTGTTAAATATACAGGAATAGATGTTCCTGTCCTAGGAATTCAAACTGGTGATTCATTATCATTTGTAGAACAAGCATTGATTACATTCCTTACATCTGCAATAGATGGTACAGGAATCAAACCTATTATTGATCCTCAGATTATTTGTGATTTAGTTCAAGCAAATCTACCTAACTGTGGAGATCTTTCATTAAATGATATACTATCAGCTATTATAAAATCTACTTGTGATCTTCAAGATCAAGTTGATGTTATTGTAGCAGAACTTGCAATATTGAATGGAGATTATAATGTTGGATGTTTAACAGGAGTAACAAGTTCTTCAGATACACATTCTGTATTACAAGCTACAATCACTGCACTTTGTACATTAAGAGATGAGTTTGATCAGTTAGTAATGGATCTACCAGATACGTATGTACAATTAGATCAACTTAACACATTAATCCAAGATTATTTAGATAGTTTATCTACTGGATTAATTAGTAATAAAATGGTTCCATTCTCAGTGGTTCCTTATTTTGGATCTCTTTCATATTTTAATAGTACAGGAGCTGGTATAATAGGTAGTCCTTGGGAAAAAATATATCTATGTAATGGAGAGAATGGAACTCCTGATTTAAGAGGTAGAGCTTTAACAGGTGCAATTGTTAATGTTCCTGGAAATTCACTAGATCCATCTGTTCTTCCAAGTCCTGGATCTGGTAATCCAAACTATGCTATTTTTGATGAAGTTGGTGCAAATCAAATTACATTATCATCTACACAAATTCCTTTACATACACATGCTAATACAGCAATTGTTAATGATCCTACACACACACATCAAGTTGGACCAACTGGAAAAGGTGTATTGGGAATATTGGATACAGGTAGTACTACAAGACAATTTCAGAATGCAAATACTAATAATACACCTTTGCAATCTACATTTTTTACAGCACCAGCATCAACAGGAATTACAGTTTCAATAAATAATGTAGCTGGTCCAGCAGGTGGAGGACTTCCTCATTCAAACATTCAACCAGTAACAGCTTGTTATTGGATTATGTATAAACCTTATTAATAAATCAATAAAATGGCATATCCATATTTACCAGTAAATCCTTGCTGTACAGATGTAGTTTTAAATAGTCCTTGTGGATGTAGTTCTACAATCACCAATGGTGGTTGTAACAATCCATGTGGTACTCATTTAACTGCTTCTAGCACTATTGTTTATGATGGTCCTGCATTAAGTTGTACGACAGCTGAACCATGTGATACACTTAATGTGATATTACAAAAGATTGATGAGATTATATGTAATCTATTAACACAGATTAATATATTAAATATTGAAATTATTAATATTAAGAATGAGATTACTAATATCAACAATAATATTACTAACATATATAATATATTAGGTGAATGTTGTACAACAACAACTTCTACTACTGCTGTACCTACTACAACAAGTACAACAACAATACGTCTTTGTGAAAACTTCTCATTAACTAATACAGGAGATGTACCAGTAGCTATAATTATTACTGATTGTACAACACAAGAGCCAGACGCTATTATACTATATCCAGGAGATACAAATATTTGTGTTGTAACAGATAGTCCTCTAACTGTTCCTGGAACTATTATAGTGATTCCAAATGGTCCTTGCTTTCCTCCAACTACAAGTACAACATCATCAACATCAACTAGTACTACGACAATAGCACCTACTACCACTACAACAACAACACCAATTCCTTGTGAATGTTTGACATTTGAAAATACAGATAGTAGTGCAAGCCATAATATTTTATATAATAATTGTCTTGGAGAGCCTATTGATTTTACAATTGCTGCAAATCAAACATCACAATTTTGTGGATGTTGTGCATCTGCAGACAGTGATCTTGTATTAATTACAGTTGGAGCTGATTGTATTGGTGGATTATGTCCTGGAATTACAACTACTACAACAACAACTGCTATACCAAATTGTAACTTCACTGGAACTGCTAATCAACTTCCAGATCCAACAACTACAACAACAACTAGTAGTTCTAGTTCTACTACTACATCTACTACCACTGTAGCACCAACAACTACTACAACAACAACTGTATGTGTAAATTGTATACCAGGTAATGTAACAATTGGAACTCAAGTGTGGACTGGATGTAATCTAAATATTACTACTTTTGCAAATGGTGATCCTATTCCAGAAGTAAGTGATCCAACTGCTTGGGCAGCATTAACTACTCCTGCATGGTGTTACTACAATAATGATTCAGCAAATGGACCAATTTATGGAAAAATATACAACTGGTACGCTGTAAATGATCCAAGGGGATTAGCTCCAACAGGTTATCATGTTCCAAGTGATGCAGAATGGACAACGCTAACTACATTTTTAGGAGGTTCAAGCGTTGCTGGTAGTGCATTAAAACAAACAGGATTATGTCACTGGAATGTTAATAATATAGATGCTACTAATAGTACTGGCTTTTCAGCACTTGGAGGAGGTCTACGAGATAGTTTTGGTGCATTTAGTAATCTTGGTTTTAGTGGTAATTGGTGGCCTTCATCACTTCTTCCTTCTACAGATTATTATTATCGCCTAATGACTCCTGCTGATGGAATTGTTTATAGAAATTTTGGTAGTACTCCAACACTTGGTTTCTCAGTAAGATTAATACAAGATTAATACAAGCAACAGTAATTTAAATAAAAATTTAAAATGGGAAATTGCTCTCAAATAAATAATACAACAATACAAGGAACGAGTACTATCACATATGATGGTACTCCACTTCCTTGTTCAGATGTGAATACATGTGATAATTTAAATACTATCCTTGCTAAGTTTGATGCTATTATATGTGATGCTATAATTGGTGTAAATGAAATTACAATAAATGTAACAGATATTAACAACAGTATAACAAATATTAATAATAATATAACTGACATATATAATCAACTTGCTGTATGTTGTAATGTATGTGACTTTACTGGAACTGCTAATCAATTATCATAAACTAATATAAATTAACATAAATTAACATATAAAAATATGACAGTCTTAATAACATTAACCATACCACCTGGTGGGATTGCAGGTCCTTTTAATCTTTATTCAGATACAGATGGGTATGTCCTACCATTTGAAACAAATATATCTGCACTTGTTTTAACAGCTGGATTTATATCATTTAATGTACCTCCTGGAACAACAATCATTAGAGTGAGATCTATTGCACCATGTACAAATTATATTGATATACCAATCAATTTAATTACTACAACTACTACTACCAGTTCTAGTAGTACAACTACATCTACTACTACAGTTCCTCCTACGAGCACTACAACCAGTACAAGTAGTTCTACATCAACTAGTACAACTACTGTTCCTCCTACAAGTACAACAACTAGTACCTCAAGTAGTACTACATCAACTACTACAAGTAGTTCTAGTACAACAACTTCAACAACAACAGTTATTGCTTGTAATTGTTTAACATTTGTAAATACAGATGAAAATCCTCATTTGTTTGGATATACTACTTGTGATAATGTTGAACTATTCAATATAGGTATTGGTGGTAATGAAACTGTAAAACTTTGTGGATCTCTACCATCTGCGAATGATCCTAGTGTAATAATTACAGTTGGAGATCCTTGTATTTTAGGAGCTTGTCAAACAACAACTACTACTACTACTATACCGCCAACAACTACAACCACTACTACTGTGTGTCCATGTGTTGAGTATGTAAGTATTATTGCAGATGGAGCTGGTACATTTAACTATGAAGATTGTTTTGGTACTCCTAAATCAGTAGCTATAGTTTCAGGTCCAAACGTATTTATTGGTCTTGATGATCCTGCATGTTTGAATAGAAATTCATTATCAGCAACTGTATCCTTTACTGTAGAAGCTTTCGGTCCATGCTGTATACCAACACCATCTACATCTACAACTACAAGTACAACTACAGGTATTCCTACATGTGCACAATATCTAATAGATCCAGTTGCTGGTGAGATACATACAGTACAATACACACCATGTGGTGGATCAACTCCACTTACTATTAATTTAGGAGAACTAGATCCTTCAATAACAATATGTGCTCAATCTCCTTTAATTAGTGATAACTTTCCAGCAGACACAACAGAAGGAGCAGGTTGTACAGGATATTGTTTTGAATATTCTTATGATTCAGGAGATGTTGGAGGAGATTTAGTTGTGACTGATTGTGACACAGGTGTTGTCTCTACTGTTCCTTATGGACCAGGTGAAACAGGTACTGGCTGTGCAACTAATGTTTACTCAACAGGAGGTGTACTATTTAATATAATAGGACCTTGTCCGTTTTAATTTAAAATCAATAATATATGACAGTATTAATAACATTAACAGTTGCTGGGGCTGATTCAGGCCCCTTCAACCTGTATTCAAATCTAGATGGATATGTAACAGCATTTGAATCAGGAGTAGATAAAACAGCTTTACTTACAGGATATTCTTCTTCTTTAGTTCCTGATTACACAACAGTAGTTAGAGTGTTATCAACAGGAGATTGTACTAACTATATAGATATAGTACTAGATCAAGTGACAACAACCACTACAACTACCTTAACTTAATAAAAAAATCTTGTTTTGTTGGTTTTACAAGTTTTCTCCTCAAGATTTTTCTTGGGGAGTTTTTGTTTTATAACTAATTTAGTTATAAATAATTCTATCTCTAACTAAAATTATTTGGAATATATAAAAACAATTGTTTATCTTTACAATATTTTTTAACTAATATAAATACATATGTCTGAAAATCAACACTTGTTATACCAATTAGAAGAGTTATTAACGCAAAAGAAAAGTAAAAAGTTCTATGCTGAAAGATTAGGAATAAGTGAGTTTGAAGTGAGTGAGCTCATGAGAGAACTTAAAGAAAAAGATAATGAACAACCTTCAGAGATAGCAAGAAACTATACAGAAGAACGTAAAGTTAATGTTGAAAAAGGTACACTAGAAAGTACAATCATATCTGACTATGAACCTAAAAATGATATTGAACTAGCTAAGCTACATAAGATAAATTTAGATAAATACATCATAACCAACTACTGGTCTAAGATGTTACCAAGTGGGAAGTTTACTTCCTCAGTCTTTTCAAAACTAAAACAAGCAAAAGATTATTCCCCTGAAGACTTTGCTAAATTTTTACAAAACTACAAACCAAATAACATATCAATTGCTAAAGAAAACTATTCTATAGAGAAAGATTATGTAGATATAGAAATATCTTTATCTGATTTTCATTTAGCTAAAAGAACTGTAGATGGTGATAATAGTCCAGAAGGAAGAGCTTTAAGATATTTTAATGTGGCTCAGTCTTTGATTAACAAAGTGAGAGCTAATTACAATATAAACACTGTAGTGTTACCTATATCAAATGATTTCTTTCATACTGATAACTATCAAAACCAAACTACACAAGGTACTCCACAAGATACTATAATGGATTATAGTTCTGAATATGAATTAGGATTTGCTATTCTTGTAGATACAATTAACATGTTAAGACAGAATGCCAATGATGTAACTGTCATTCTTGTACAGGGTAATCATGATAGAACTAAATCTTTTTACTTAGCTCATGCATTAGATGTTTATTTCAAGGAAGATCTTGATGTAGATTTTATCAGAGAGCATAGTGTAGTTAAAGGATTAACATTAGGAAATACATTTATTGGATGGCACCATGGTAACTGTAAGTTAGAAGACCTACCATTATTGTTTGCAACACATCCTCAATATAGTCAAGCATTTGGTAATGCTATCTATAGAGAAGTACATACAGGTGATAAACATCACTACATGGCTAAAGAAGTCAAAGGTGTAAGAATACAACAAATGCCTAGTCTTTCAGGAACTGATAGATGGCACCTAGATAATAACTACGTACATTCAGTAAGAGCTGCCTTAGCTTTAGTATATGATAGTAAACTAGGTAAGATTGCTGAGTTCGAAACAAGAATATAATTATGGCAACATTAAGAAAATTAGTATCAGATGTTAGAAGTGTCCACAAGATACTTTCTACAGATAGTCTTATTACAGATAGAGCAATTGCATCTGAGATAAGAAACAACTCTTTATTACTTATAAAGAGAGAAACCAATCTAAGAAAGCTTTGGGCAACTGATACATTATTTACTACCATTCCTTGTTTGGAAATGGTAGAGGTATCTATTTCTGAATGTTGTAATTATGTAGATGAATGTACTATAGCTAGAACTAAGTTTAAACTTCCACGTATATCAGAAGGTAATTACCAATATGTAATACAAGGAGTTTATTCCATTAATGCTATGAGTGGTGTAGGAAAAAAGTTAAAAGAAATAACTATCAATAGATATATAAATCTTTTAAAGCTTCCTATAATCAAGAAAGAAGAATACTATTGGATATCTAATGGATATCTATATGTAAACAATCCTTTACTTAAAGCAATTAGATTTGTTGCATTATTTGAAGAAGATGTAGAAAATGAAATCATGTATCCAGAATGTGGATGTGGAACTCCAGAATACACTACTGAAGAACTATGTAAGAATCCATTAGATAAAGAGTTTCCTCTTCCTGGATATTTAGAACAACAAGTACTACAACTTACATCTCAAAAACTTCTATCTACATACTTCAATCTTAAAACTGATACTAGTCAAGAAGGAATAGATGGTCAATCACCAAACTCAAAACCAACTAATTAATGAGAACAAAGATTGATTGGAGAAGCTCTAGCAAAGACAACTATAATCAGTTCTGCAAAAAACACCCTTCTATAACTCTTACGTATGATGAGTGGAGAAATATTATCTACACTTACAATGAATTCTTTAAAGAGTATATATTAGAAACAGGTGAGAAAGCAAAACTACCTTATGGGTTTGGAGAGTTCTCTATCAATAAAAAGAAAAGAAGAAAAATAAAACTAGCTGATGGAAAAGAGTTTATTAACTTACCAATCGATTGGCAGAAAACTAAAGAGAAAGGAAAAGTTATTTATAACTTTAATTATCATACGGAAGGTTATTTTTTTGGTTGGATGTGGTTTAAACCAACAGCACGTTTCAAAAACTCTGACCTATGGTATTTCAAACCTTCTAGACTCACTTCAAGACTTTTATCACACTATCTAAAAACCAGCGACAAGTACCAAAATATTTACCGAGAATGGAAAAAATAATGAACTATGTCATATTACTATAAATATAATTTTGTATCCCCAGAGCCTGTCTACTCAACAGTTAAAGAAGAACTTAAAAGTTACTTTGATACTGGTGCAGTGGATGATCTTTTATTTCCTACCTACTTAGATAAGTGTCTTAAGAAGTTAGGAAGAACTACCTTTGTAATAAGTGAAGAAGTCTTATTTATAGAAGATTACCAAGCTAGACTCCCTGATAACTTTTATGCTGTAAGAGAAGCTTGGATGTGTACAGAAGTTGCAGGATACCCATATCAATCAGCTAATTCATTCTATTCTCAAGCTGCTTCAGCTACAACTATTCAAGTGGCTCCATTAACTATTGGAGGAACTCCTTGTAATCAACCTGGTTGTCAAGTTCCACAATGTGATGGTACATGTATGCCTGTATTAGTACAAGCTGTATATAAAACAAACAACACTGTAGCTAGAGGATTTACTCACGAGTATTTACTTAAGCCTGGTAATATATCTGCAAGACAAAACTGTGGAGTGGAATACACTAACAATTGGGACTTCTATGCAGAAGCTCCTCCTATTCATGAATTCACTCCTGGTGCTGCTAGTTATGACTCATTTGATATTAGAGACAATAAGTTTGTAACTAATTTTAGAAATGGTGTGGTACACTTATTATTCTATGCTACAGAGTATGATCAAATAGGAAATCAAATGATTCCTGATAACTATCGTATTAGAGAATATGTAGAAGCGTTTCTTAAATTCAAGATATTTGAAACTCTTACTAATCAAACTAATGATGAAACTTTCAATCAGTTACAACAAAAGATGTTATATCATAAACAAGCTTATGAAGAATCTTACATCATGGCTGAGATTGAAATGAAGAAACAAACTCCTTGGGAGAAGCAAAGAAGAATTAAAAACGATCTTAATAGATTCAATATGTATGAACTTCCTAACCGTACTAATAGATATGGTAGAAGACGTAATAACTAAAAACTATGGCTGATCAAGAAAAAGAACAAAGTAATATAAGGATAGAAATTAATAGTGGATCTATTGGTTTAAATATGGATCAAACTTTGAACCAGATTAAACCAGGTACTCTTACATATGCATTAAATGCTGCCTTAGAAAACTTTGATGCAAGTTCTATTAATTATCAAAATGAACAAGGGAATGAACTTTGTATAAGTTTTCCTTCTGGATACATGTTAATTGGTAGACACTTTATTGCAGAAAAAAGCAAACATATATTCTTTGTTGTAAATCCTCAACTAGGGATGAGTCAAATAGGATATATGGATAACAATGATTGTATCTACCGTACATTAGTAGAAGCTGCATGTCTTAATTTTAATGAGAACAATCCTATACATAAAGTTGTACATAAAATAAGTAATTGCACTACAGAAATATATTGGACAGATGGATTAAATCCAAGAAGATATTTAGATATTGAAAATATTCCATATTTACAAACTCCTACTTCAGATCCTTGTGACCCTACATATACAAATCAATTAGATTGTAATCAATTAAAAATACAACCTAATTTTAATATTCCACAACTTACTATATCAGATATAGCTAGTGGTGGAGATCTTACTGCTGGTACATATCAGTTTGCTATTCAATATGCTAATGCATCTGGTAATCCTTACACATCATATTACTCTGTTACAAATCCTACACCAATTGCTGATACGCAATTAACCACAGCTATATTTGATTATAAAGTGGGTAGATCTATAGAAGTTAGTATTACTAATTTAGATACAACAGGGTTATTTCAATATTATAATGTAGCTGTAATTAAAACAGTTAATAATATTACCACTATAGAATTAGTTGGTACATATTCAATTGAGAATCAAGTTGACACAATAACATATACTGGACAGAATAATACACTTATTAATCTTTCTCCATCAGATATATTTGAGAAGTATCCATACTATGATATAGCACAAGATCTTACAGCTGTACAAGATGTTCTTGTATGGGATAATCTTACATCTATAGATAGAATTAATTATCAACAAATAGCATCTCAAATAGATTTATTATGGGAGACATACAGAATTCCTTCCAATGAAAATTATGGTGATGAATTAAATGCTACAAACCTACGTGGATATCTACGTGATGAGGTGTATGCATTTGAGATTGTATTCTTATTAAAGAATGGAAAACAAACAGATGGGTTCCATATTCCTGGAAGAACATTAACTTATGCTGATTTACAATATCCAGATGTACCAAATACTAATGCTGATTTTATAGGTGAGCCTGATTATATCGATCCTGTTACAGGAATAGGATATAGTTCTTATTGGAAAATATATAATACAGCTACTGTCATAGGTAATGCTACTGGTCCTAATATTAATAATGCTACACCATATCAATATGGTGAGTTTGCTTATTGGGAGTCTACAGAAGAGTATCCTTGTAATGTTGATGTATGGGGTGATCTTGCTGGTAAACCTATTAGACATCATAAGTTTCCAGATGTTCTTGTAAGTCCTATATTTGAGAATCCTGTATATTCATTAACTCCTGGGTTTCAACCAGTGATGCAAAATAATGCTGTATATCCATTAGGTGTAAAAGTTAATATTAAACAAATAGAAACACTTATACAAACATCAACAGGTCTTACACAAGATCAAAAAGATGATGTTGTAGGATTTAAAATTGTAAGAGGTAATAGAAATACAAATAAATCTATTGTAGCTAAAGGAATGCTCCGTAATGTAGGAACATACCAAAGACAAGATCAAACTTTATACTATCCAAACTATCCATATAACGATCTTAATACAGATCCATTCTTATTAGCAAGTAGTAATTCATATGCTGTATTAGGACAAACAGAACCATGGATGGTTGTATGTACTGAGTCAGGTGATTATAGTTATTTTGAGCCAGAAACTGGTGAACAAGTAATTAAACAAATGGTTGCTAATGAAACTTATGAATTTTGTTCTTTAACAAGACCAATATATTTAAGTGGTAAAGCAACAATAGGTCCTGGTAACTATGATGTGTGGTATGTTAATAATGCATGCGCAGGTGTTAGTTGTTATAAATTAAGAAGTAATACTCGTTGGACTAATGATAATCAACCTCTTAAAACTTTAAATTGGGGGGGATGGATGCCTTATCCTTGTGCAGGTGCTATTGGTCCTGTATATGTTCAAAGATTAGATTTAAACTCAGTTCCTTTTAAAGAACAAGATTTACAACCTGCTCCTTGTGCAACTAAGCAACCTTTTGTAACACCCCCATTAGGACAGTTTCCTCCAAATACATTAACTCCTTTTGGAAATGTAGTTCCAGGAAGAGAGTATGGAAGAAGATCACCACTTAATGCATTCTGTGGAGATCCTAAACCACTTCCTCCTATAACTAGTGATAGTTCTAGATATAGACAAGTGTTTAATTCTCCTGAAACTTCTTTTGCACAACCATTCTTAGGAGATGTTCTTAAGTTAGAAAATGTAATGTTTGGTGGAGGTAGAGCACATTTTGTCAAAGTGAAAGGTAATGCTAAATATAGACTTCTTTCTAAAGAGGTTCAAGAAGATGCATTAAAAGCATCATTTACTATTGGTGGTCTAGATATAACAGCTGTATTTACAGCATACCAAGCATATCTAACTATTTATGTAAATGGTATTACAAGAAAGAATTATGCGTATTCATTTAACTCTGTAGCTAACTATGATTACTATTCAGATATAAATAATAACACTGCAGATATTAATGGAAATGTTGGTATTAAACAAAGACCTCTTGATTTAAAATCTTATATGATTCCAGGAGTTCAAAATATTGGAGATGATAAAAACATTAATAACTACCAAAGAGAGTCTTCTATTTATTTAAGAACAAAAGGTGCATTAACTAATTCAGTAGTGCCATTACCATTCCCTGATAAAACACCAACACTTGTTAATTCATTAGGTACATCTTTAATTACAGATAAATCTAGATTCACAATCTCTAGTAATATAGATCCTCTTACAGGTAGAAACTATTGTAACACACCTGAGAAAGAACAAGACATTACAACTGTAGTATATTATGCTTCATTGAAAAATATATTTGTAAACCAATGGGGACAAATATATTCATATGAAACAATTGACACAGGATTCCAAAGATTTTTTGATAGTGGTTTTTCAAATGATGTAGTGTTTGGTGGAGATACATTTATTTCTAGATTTGCATACAAAACAAAACTTCCATTCTTTATAGATAATAGAGTGAATGGATTAGATGATAGTGATATATTCTATGATGAAATAGGTAACGTAGCTTATCCAAAATTCTGGCATTCTGCTAGATCTATTTTGTATAACTACCAAACAATGACTAACATTATATCAATTAAAGCTCACAACTTTGATTGTCCTAGTGATCCTAGTAAAGCTCCTACAACTGTTGGAGGACCAGCTGGTACATATAGAACATTTTATGATGGTAAGTTTTATTTATTTGCATATGGTATTCCTAATTTTTATTGTGAGACTTCTTATAATTTAAATTTAAGACAAGCATTCAATGATAGAGAAGGAAACTTCTGGCCACATGTATCTACAGGTATTCCTGATGATTGGGTACAAGAAGAGTTTACAACAATTGCTTATGATAATACATATTATTATAATGTAACATTCTCTAAACAGAATAAAGAAAACTTCTTTTCACATCTACCAGCAGATTGGACTAGTCAATTATGTTATACATATTATCCATTTAGAGCAATCTATTCTGATTCACAAGAACAAAATGCTGATATAAGAGTTAACAATTGGTTAAGTTATGCCCCATTAGCATTATTTGATTTTCCTCAAAACTATGGAAAGCTTACATCATTAGATGGTATTCAGGATAAAGCTGTACTTGCTAGATTTGAAAACAAATCATTGTTGTATAACAAATTATTAACAATGGATTCTACAAATCCAAAAGCTGCTTATTTAGGAGGAACTAAATTATTTGGAGAAACTCCACCTATTGATTTTGCTGAAACAGATCTTGGATATGTAGGAAGTCAGAATAAGTTCTTATTGAAGATACCACAAGGACAAGTAACTGTAGATGCTAAAAGAGGACAAGTGTTTTTAATAACTAATGAAGGAGCTAAAGATCTTACAGCAGTTGGTTCTGGTGTAAATAGATTTATGACAGATCACTTAGCATTTGAAATACTTAGATTCTTTCCTAATGTTGATATAGATAATAACTATACTGGAATAGGACTTCATGGTGTATATGATAGTAAGTTTGATAGAGTGATAATTACAAAACAAGATTATATTCCTATTGATAAAGATGTAAAATATGATCCTATAACTAAAGAGTTTTATGTTGAGTCAATAGTTTATACTAATCAACCTATCACTACAAGTACCACGACTACTACAACACCATAATAAAAGATTAACAATGGCTGACGAAAATAAAATACCAGTAGTAATAAGAACGAAAGTTTACTTATCAGATCCAGATTATTTTTGTAATAAATCTTGGACCATGTCATATAATTTAAATACTGGAAGTTGGATTTCTTTTCATACTTATATTCCTAATTTTTATATAGGAGAAAATAATTTCTTTTATTCAGGACTTAATGGATGTTGTGATGATTCTTCTGCTGGAGGAGGATTTCAAGCTCTTGTTGGAATTATGACAAAACCTTTACCACCAAGCACTACAACAACTACTACAGGAGCACCACAACCAACCACTACGCATACCACTACATTATTGTATTGTGATTTAGATGGATTTGGTGTAACAACAGATTGTGAATTAGATGGAACAGGAGTGATTACAGTTTATCCAACTACAACAAGTACCACCACTGTATGTCTTACACCTACAGATCTAAATGTATTTACATTTGTTCAAGGATATACAATAGGAATAGATCCTCCAGTTGATTCTTCATTAACTCTTCAGGATGCATGTGATGCTGTACCAGTTGTACAAACATCTTTAAGTCCTGATAATGTAGATATAGTATTAACTTCTTTCTTTGGAGCTACATACACTACGCAAGATGTAACAGCTCTTCCTATATTAGGAGAGTATGTATATAATGCAGCATTTATTTATTGTACTTATTTACCAGATGGTTGGTATAGTGTATCAACTCTACCTAATATGTATTCTATTCAAGATTACATATATCATATTGTAGATGGTATTATTGTAGAAATATCAAACTGTGGTTGTGAGACTACTACCACCACTACTACATTACCTCCAGTTATTTCAGAATGTTGTGGTATATTATTTACATCAGGTGATGTTGTTTACTATTATGTTAATAGTATCACTGATTCTATACAACCTATAGATGTTCCAGGATATATATCATCTCTAGGAATAGCTATGACAACTAATAAGCTTTGGTCTATTGATACTGATATACAAGAATGGGATATCACTCTATCTCCATTTAATGCTACATTTAACAGAGCAATTTCTTTCTCAGGTGGATTTACTACATCATCAGGAATAGTTGCTTTAGATGACACTACATTGATTGCTGTAAATGATGCACCATCTCCACAAGAGGTTACAGAATTAGACATCGCTACATTAACTGCATCTAACACTATTAAGTTTACATTACAAACAAATAGAGTGGCACAAGGTAATATGTTATATGTACAAACTGGTGAGTTATTAATTATCAACAAAGATAGTGTAACATTAGATTATTACATATCAGAATATGACTATGCTACAGGAACACTTTTAGTAGATATTAATGTAGGTGCATTCTCTCCTACTTCTATATACGAATGTCAGTGTAACATATATGTAACAGATGTAGATGGAAATATTTATGTAATAATTAAATCTAATCCTCAATCAATCATTGATACATATAGAAATATTACAGATACATCAAGTATAACTGTAACTGCTTTAAATTCAGCTACTCAAGTAGGAAGCTGTGTGATAAGTTCTATAGCTGATATAACAACAACAACAACCACTACTGCTCCATAATTATGTCAAAGATTATAACAATAAAATTGAAACAAGCTGGACCTTCTGCAGGACCATTCAACATATTGGATGATCGTGGAAATATCATAGCTGAAAATGTTCCTAAGAAAACTCTTATTAGAGGAGTGAGTTATGAAGTTAATAATAATGTAAATGCTATAATTATAAAATCTGTAGGAAATTGTACTATAGAAAATACTTTTAAATTAGAATCATTTGATACTGTAGAGTTTATAAATACAACATACACACAATCTGTTACAGCTTGTTTATGGAGACACTTAACTAATATAAGACTTTATAATACATTCTATGGAACTATAGAACCATATATTATTGAGTATCCTTTTGCGTATCAATACCAAGATGAAATATTACAGAATGTAAAAGATTATACAAAAGCATATGAATACTATCCTATATTTGATGGAGTGTTTGATGATAATACAAGAATAGAAACAAATGATAAATGGTTTAATAAAGCTATCTTATATAACGGACAGCAGAGTTCTGGTATATTAGAACTTGTAGCTAAACCTCTTCATAACTTACATGCATACATGCAGTATCCTATATTGAATGCTGAGAGTAAAACTATCACTTATACTAAGAGTGATAACTTCTATCAGTACAATACATTCTGGGCTGCAGAGATAAGTTCTCAGATTCCATTATTTAGAACAACTTGTGAAAATCTTTCTATTGATAAGATAGTTAATCAAGCTAATATGGACTATGGCCCTAAGAGCTTTAAGAAAGCAACGCTAAGAGCAAAAGAATTAAAGGTGAGACATATACTAGATAACAGTTCAACAACTCATCTAGTGTCTCAATTTATAACAGCACCTGCACAAATATCTTATAAGTAATGAGTAGTGGTAAAGTAAAATGCACATGTGGATGGTCATGGAACAAATCTGATTCTAGTAAGAAAGATATGTACATATGTCATGAGTGTGGTAGAGATAATTCTAACAACATGAAAAATGGTGGTTGGCTAGATAGCTATGCTAATGGTGGAACAATGCAAGAACACCAAGAGAATTATAATGATTCTTCTGTGTCATTACCAGAAGGATTTGTTGGTATGGGTAATAACACCAAAGGTAGAAACTATTCTCCTGCATGGGGTGGACAATTTCAAATGGGTGGAGTTTTATCTGGAACAGATTTAAATCTAACTGAAAATATATTTGGAAACAAAAATCAATATGAAACATATGGTGATGATAGTGCAAGTAATTTAAATACTTTCAATCCACATTATACAAGAACAAAAGATTCTGTTGATTATGGTATGAATAATTATGATGATGAGTATATGCCTTGGCATGATGTTCAAGTTATAGAAGATGAAGATACAAGAACTAATCAAGAAATATTTTCAAACTACTATACTAATAATGGTTTTAATTTTAATGATTATAATTCAGTAAATGAAGATGGTATTAGAAGAATGATGCCTAATCCAGAAGATTTATATAATGGTAAAAATAAACAAAAAGTAAAAACTGTAGAAAGTGAAGCACCTCCTCCTCGTGCAATTATAACTGGTAGAGGAAATCCTCATAATACATTTGCTAATCCTAACACTCCTAATTATCAAATGGGTGGATATGTTTATCCAGTTAACTATGTTCCTCAAGCACAGATGGGTGGTTCTATTCCAGGAGCTGTAGGTTTCTCATATGCACGTACACAATCTCCTGCTCCTAGCAATGGGAAGTATGCAAAGAAAACAATGGCTAGTGCACAAGAAGGTTTAAATCTTGGTCCAATAATTAAAGATAATTCATATAAAATAAAAACTGTAAACTCTGATCCAGTTAAACAATGGACTTTAGATTATATTAATTCCCCTAAGTATAAAGAAAGATTAACTAAATCTGGATACGAAAATGTACCAAAGGAAATTAGAATTAGAAGTGGTAATGTAAAAAATACAAAGATTGAACCAATACCTAATGAAGCTTATGAAATGAATAAGATGTGGGATTCTGGTGACTTTGATAAATATAGTAGTCATTATAATTTAGATGAAAACATAATACATTTAAATGAAAAGAATGATGCACTCCTACATAAAGATATATACAAAAATTCTAAGTTTACATCACCTACAATAAATGAAACTGAGTCACATGAACTTGGTCATGCTGAAGTACAAAGATTAGATCCTACAGGAGAAAATGATTTTGACTTTAGATTAAATAAAAAAGATGTAGATAATTTAATTAAGAGAGGTGGTAGATCAAAAGGTATAAATGAACATGATCAAGATCCATATGAAAATAAAGCTGATTTAAATTCTTTTAGATATAATTTAAAACAACAAGGAATATATGATGCAGGTAAAGAAGATTTTAATGAAGGGCATTTAAAAAAAGCAAGGAAAACATTTGCAAAAGATCGTTTGTTAAAAAACTATTCAGATAAAGATTTAATCTGGCTAATGAATAATATTGCACAGAATAAACAACCTGAACAAGAAACTTATGTAGCACAGAATGGTCAAGAGATGAAATTCTATCAAGAGGGATTAGATTGGAAACCTAAGAGCATTAGTAAGAATGGTGGATGGTTAGATAGCTATGAAGATGGAGGAGTTGTTAAAGATGATATGGGATATTGGAATCCTGATAATTGGGGAAGTCCTGTTGAGATAGGTTCTAATAAAATAACAATGGAAGGAGTAGATCAACCACTGTTAGGTATATCTGATACTGGTGATACTAAACTAATGAAACCAGGAAAGAATTATAAGTTCAAAGGAAAGAAGGTAACTGAATATCCTATGGCTCAGAATGGATTAAGACAAGAACAAAAAGGTTTGGTTAACTTAGATAATCTAACTAACTTTACAAACTATAACAAACCACAACCAGGTGGATGGTTGAATAAATATAACTAATATGAAGGCACAAATTTTAAAAATTGCAGGAGTTAAATCTGAGAAGGAGTTCTATAAGAAATATCCATCTGAAGCAGCATTCATGAAAAAGCATGGTAAAGAGTTTAAGAAAGCTCAATCATCTAATGCAATAGATAAAGCACAGAACTATGGTAATCTGAATGATACTAATAATAATGGTGTTCCAGATTTTCTAGAAAACATAAATAGTATGAATGATCCTAGATTTGGACAAACTGCTAATTATGCAAATACTCAAGGATATGGATATACTCCTCAGGTTAGTCCTATTGGTAGTAATTTAAAATCTTCAGGATTAGCTCAACTTCCTACACAATTACCTACAGCAAAATTACCTACAGCAAAAGAATTAAATGGTAACCCTAGTGATAAAAAAGGTAGTGGTGCAATGGATATGTTTGGTAAAGCAGTTGGTTTTCTAGGTGATATTAATCAATTAAATCAAGAAAGTAAAGCAGCAGAAGAATTAACAAAGAAATATGAAACTTGGGCTGATGTTTCTGATGTTGTATTAAGAGCTAAAAGATCAAATGATGCTGTGCCTAGACCAAAAAATAAATGGGTTAGTCCAGATGATAAAAGATTTATTGCTAACACTAATGAATTATATAATACACAAGGAAGAGGAACTGATATATTAAATGTACAAAATGGATCTTTCATTGGAGGTAATCCAACAGAAATACAAAACACATATGCCCCTAACAATACATTATATGATGATCTTGGATATGCACCTTTGCAAGATGAAGATCAAGTTAAAGCATTTCAAACTGGTGGAGGATTTGGAGAATGGTTTGGAAAAATGAATGGTGCATTAGGTGGAAGTGCTACAGGAGGATTCATGGGTAACTTTGGAGTGAGTAGTCCTTTTGCAGGTATGATATCTGGTTCTAATAATTCTGCAGAGGGTAAAAAGTGGGGTAAGATTGGTAGTGCATTTGGACCAGGTGTAGGATTGTTAGCTGAACAAGTTGCAACAGCTTTTGATAAAAATCCAGGTAGACAAAGAAATGCAACAAACAGAATGGATTTCAATAATAAATTGATGGGTCAGGTAGATGGTGCAAATAACATCACTACTGGTATACAAGGTATGGGTGTTGCTCAGGATGGTACAGAACTTCCTGCATATGAAGAAGGTGGATATATGAATCCTGAATATAATCCACAAGTGATTGCAATGTTTGGTGATCATAATGCTGATGACTTTGCTGACTATGCACATAAATTTAGAGCTGGTGGACATTTAAAAGAATACACTGCTCCTAGTGAAAGAGCTATGCAAACTTATGAGAATGGTGGAAGAATGAATTCTTATGCTATGGGTGGACAACTTCAAACTCATTGGGGTGGAGAAGTTAATCCTATAGCTTACAATCCTTACTTACCAGGATCTGGTGAAATAAGTATGCTTAGTGGAGCATCTCACGATAATGGTGGCATTGGTATTAGTTATAATGGTGGAGAAGAAGACTATCAATCAATGGCTGAAAATGGTGCAAACATGGGAGCACAAGTAGAAGCTGAAACAGGAGAGCCTATTATTGAAATGGCAGAAGGTGGATCAATGGGTTCTAATACATCAGCTGTGATATTTGGTAATATACCATTTACTAAAAAAGTAGCACAGGCTACAGGAGATGAAGCTCTTATTAAACTTGCTAAAGAAAAAGATGGTAAAACATATAAGAAACTAATAGCTGATTTAGCTGCACCACAAAAAAGAGCAGAACAAAATAAAGTTAAAGCTTCTGAAATAGCAAATGATGCAGACACTACTAAATGGGGAGCACTTGATTTAAAGACTGCAGAGATGATGGAATATGGTGGTGACCAAACACAAAAAGATTATGCTGATCTAATAATGAAACTAGCTAACTTACAGAATGCTACACAAGAAGTGAAGAAAGAACAATCATATCTTAAAGGAAAAAACATTAGTGCTGAAGCATTAGGTAAAGGTAAAATAGAAACTGATTATGATCCTATTACTAAAGATGCTGAATTAGAAAATCCATATGCTAAACATGGAGCGTTCTTAAGAAAAGCTCAGAACAGTGCTACTGTTGGAGATGATAAAGATTATGTAAGTAAATATGGTATCACTCCTTGGAAAGGAAATACATCTAAAGGAAACAAATATGGTAAAGCTACAGCTTCTTCATTTAGTGCAAAACAATGGGATGAAGTAGCAGACAAATTAGGATTCAAAGGAAAAGGAAACAAAGAGTTTCAAGAGTTTCTTTTAAACAATCCTGAAAGTGCTCCATTGATTAAAGCTAGACATCAGAATTTATACGGTAAAGACACACCTATGATAGATGAGAAGTTAGGTTATGGTTGGGCAGCTGATCAATTATTATTACCAAAGCCTGCAGAAATTCCTAAAGATGATAAAACTAATGTACCTAAAGAAGAACCTAAAAAACCAACAGATATAATTCCATATGAAAGAAATAAGATAGTAGATTTCGCTAATATGATTTCTCCATTTTTTCAAAATAATGATTTACCTGATATTGATCCACGTCAGTTTGCTAAAGAATATATGGCTATGGCTCAGAATACACCTTATCCTGTACAAGCTCAACAATATGCTCCAGAGTTAGATCCTGTATATCGTGTAAGTTATGAAGATGTAATGAATCAAAACACTGCAGACTTTAGAGATGTAGAAAGACAACTTGGAAATAATCCTGCTGCATTAGCTGGTTTACTTGCTAATAAATATAAAGCAAACCAAGCAGTTAAAGGAGAAGAGTTTAGAACTAACCAAGCTATTGAACAACAAATATTCGGTGGTAATAGAGCTAAGATAAATCAAGCAAGAGGTATAAATATGCAACTGTTAGCTGATCAAAGAGATAAACAATTAGAAGGAGAAGCTATTACAAATAAAATTAATCAAGAAGCTATAGGATCTATTGGTGATAAGTATTTACAACACGAAGCTCGTAATGCTGAATACAGAGTTAAACGTAATTTATTCCCTAACTATAGATATGGTCAAACAGGTAATATATATAATCAAGGATATACTCAACTAAATATTCCACAGATGTATGGTAACAAAGCATCATTTATACAGGTTCCTAAATATGGTCCTGATGGTGAAATAACAGGTTACGAATTAAAACCTTATAATGATACAACAACTGAAACAACCACTGCTCCTTATCAAACTCCAGGTATAGTTGCTAAGAAAAAGAATGGAGGATCAGTTGTTAAAAATGCTAAGAATAGTTCAGTTGTTAAAGCATTCAAAAATTTATAACTAATTTAATTATAAAGAATTACCAAAATTGATTATTAGTTTTGGATAATTTAATAATTCATATTACATTTGCTTAATTATGGCTTCATACAAAGACACAGTCCCTACGTTTAATCCCTACGTGAAACAATTACCTCTTGAGGCAATGGTTCAAGTAGGTATGTACAAACAACAAAAGTACGAAGAGGGCATTCAGAAAATACAAACTAGCATTGATAATGTTGCAGGATTAGATGTTGCTAATGATGCGGATAAGGCATACCTGCAATCTAAACTTAATCAACTTGGTAATGATCTTACCACAGTTGCAGCTGGTGATTTCTCTAACTTTCAACTAGTTAATTCTACAACAGGTATGGTCTCACAGATTGCAAGAGATCCTAATGTGCAAACTGCTGCATCATCTACAGCTTGGTTAAGAAAACAACAAGCTGATATGGAGAAAGCTATTGCTGAAGGTAAGTCTTCACAATCTAACATCTATGATTTCAATCAACAAGCAAGTGAGTATTTAAATAATGATAAAGTGGGACAATCTTTCAGAGGAAGATATACACAATATACAGATGTAAAGAAGAAAGCTTTAGATACTATCAAAGCTTTGAATCCTGATTTATTAAAATATGATATTCCTTTTGTAGATGAGAATGGTAGAATAGATCAAACTAGAATTGCTGATGCAATGAAGAGATATAAGATTGAAGGAATTAGTGCAGAGAAGATTACACAAGCATTAACTGCAGCTATGACACCAGATGATCTTAATCAATTAAGAATTGATTCTAAGTATCAATTCAGAGGAGTTGGATCTGAACAACTTGCAGTGAAAGCTAAACAAGATTATGATGTTCAAAGAGCTCAAGCAATTAGTGAATTAGATAGATTACAAGTTCAACAAGCTATTACAACAGATCCTACTAAGTTAGATGATATTGAAAATCAAATTGAACAATATAGAGACTTATTAGGTGGTGATGGTAAAGTGGGTAAGCTTGATGAAAGATTCTATAAGAATGTTGAACAAGCTAGAACTAATCCTGATGAGGTGAAGTATAACATATACAAAGATGGGTTTGTTAGTGAGTATGCAAATGCTTTCAAATACAAGAAAGAGGAAATGGAGTATGTTACAAACCCATTGAAAGCACAACAAAACTGGGTTGCTGAGATGAAACTTAAACAAGCTCAGTTCCAACAAGATAAATATGAGTTTGGTGTAACTACAGATTTAACTAGACAGAAAATTGCTATAGATGCTGAGAAGCTTGCAATGGATAAAGCAATGGCTTATGGTGTAGAGTCTCCATGGACTGATCTAGGAAACCCAACAGATAATTTAAACAGAGGTTCTGAGTTATTCACTAACCATGTTGTATCAGTTCAAGATTCAGTTGATTCAACTAAAGGTGCATTAAAATCAAAAGGATATCGTGAAGCTGATATTAATGAAATGGTTAAAAAATGGAACGATGCACAAGGTGTAGTTTCAAAAGCTGGCATACCAGCTAATGCAATTAAAGAAATACAAGACATTGTAAAAAATGAAAACTACTTAAAACAATTAGAAACTTTTGAAACAAGAACCAGAGCTGATTCTGAAAAAGAAGCTGGTGTAGAAAAAATAATTAATTCAGCTGTAAAAGGTAGAGGTAATGTATCTTTTTCAATGGCTAATGGTGAAAGAGTTACATTAACTCCAAAAGAATTAGTTGGGGTGCTGAATGCTGAAAGAAAACAAACTGTTCCTTCAGGAGAACTTACAACAGAACAAACTTATATAGATCCAAAAGCAGCGTTAAATAAAAACCAAAGAAAGTATGTAGATGCTGTATATGGTTTTGGTGGAAAATTAAGTAATACTACAAGAACTCAATTAAATAATATTGTAAAAACTTTTAGACCAGCAGCTAGTAAAGTGAAAGAAGCTTATGATAAATCTGATATTATATATACATCAAAGTTAGGAGAATCTGCTTTTGCATTTGTTCCAAAAATAAAAGCTGTATCTAATCCTAAAGGAGAAGTTCCACCAATCATATTACAAAAACTTAATCAATTAGTTATTGCTCAAAATGAGAAAGGAATTAAAACAGATAGTAAATGGAATTTTGGTACTGCATCATCATATTTTACAGATAAGCTTGCAAAAGATACAAGAGTAATGATAAAACAAGATGGAGATAATTACACAATACAATTGAGAAATTTACAAGATCCAGATAATGTTCAATCATTTAAAGTGAATAGTCAACAAGTTCGAGCGTACCTAGGTGATGAATATGTAAATGATAATTCTCAAGTTTCTGGTAGATTTGCATTAGGTAAAGGTAATAGTGATATTAATAGATCAAACGTTGCAACTGATCAATTAATGCAAAAACGTTTTGGTGATTTCCCTGGAATTAAAAAATTACAAGTAACTGCAAAACTAGAAGAAGATACTCCTGGTTTATTTATTCCAACAATTTTTCTTAAACAAAAAGATGGTAAGTATGTTCGTTTTGAAATTGCAGGAGATGATAAATTATCTAGAGTTGGATATGAACAAGGTATACAAAATTTAAATTCATTAAATGATGAGGTGCTATTGAATGTACTTAAACAATCTTACCCATCTTATGATTTCTCTAAAATAGACTACTAATTATAATAGATAATTATGCCAGATTTTAAAAACCTTAATCCAATTCTTGTAAACCCAGATCAGCAACTGCCTTATCTGCCTAACCCATCTACACCCACTCCAGATAACTACGCATCATTACGTACAGATTTATCAGGAAGGAATAATGGGGATCCTATATTTGGTAAAGGTCCAGTTATGGGAAAAGGATTAATCCCTACTGTTACAGCAAATGAATTATATGAGAATAGAAGATATGATGTGTTTGCTCGTGACATTATTGATATTGAAGATCAGAATGCTAATGCACAATCTATATTATCAAAAGCTACTAATGGTGTATTAAAAGGAGTTAACCTTGCAGCTACTACAGTTGCAGGAAGTTTTGGTATGTTATATGGATTAGCTAAGTCTCCATTCTCTGGTAGACTTGCTGACATATGGGATAATCCAGCAATGCAAATGTTAGATAAATATAATAATGAGGTGGATCAAAACTATCTACCAAACTATTATACTAATCAAGAAAAGAATGCTTCTTGGTATTCTCCAGATAACTGGATGAGAGCTAACTTCTTATTTGATAAACTAATTAAGAATTCTGGATTTGCTGTTGGAGCAATGTTATCTGGTAACATAGCTAATGGTGCATTGCGTGGTATTGGTGGAGCAATTGGAACATTATCTGCAGAAGGTGCTATACTTGCTGAATCATCACAAGCATTTAAATTATTCACTCCATTATTAAAAAATACATCAAGAGCTTTCTCTGCTGGAAAAAATATTGAAGCTGCTGCAGCATTAGAGAATGGAATATCTTCTATTGCTGATCTTACTGCTATAGAATCTGAAATTGCAAATATAGCTAAGGTAACAAATAGAATAGCTGGGTTCCAAGATAAGTTTAGAAGAACAGCAGTTGCTGCTTATTCATCTGCAGGTGAAGCTTCTTTTGAAGCATTACAAACATCAAATGAATATAGAAAAAATTTAATTGAACAATATAAAAAAGATCATGAGGATCAAGATCCTACAGGTGCAGCTTTAGCAGAAATAAATGCAACAGCAGAAGCAGTAGGTAAAACTTCTTTCTTTGGTAACTTAGCATTATTAAGTGTTACAGAATATGCTCAGCTTCCTAAACTGTTAGGAAGTTCGTATGCTGCTGAAAGACAAGCTGCTAATAGTTTATTAGGAAAAGCAGATGATGTATTATTAAGAGAAGGTAAGTATGCAGCAGCAGAAGGTGCTACAACTAAATTTGGTAAGCTTTATGAAAGAGGTGCTAAAGTAGGTAAGTATGTTTTCGATCCTAAAGAAGCTGGACAAGAGATTGGACAATTTGCTTTACAAGTAGGTACACAAAACTATTTTAATAAAGGACGTGATGGTAAAGAAGCAAGTGTTTGGACTGATGGTTTCTTATACGGAATGTATGGTGAAAATGAAAAGGGTGAAGGTGTAGGAGCACTTAATTCAAAAGAAGGTATTGAGAGTGGAATACTTGGTGGTATCACTGGAGGACTAATGCAATCACTTGGACCTAATGGAGAGATTGCAAGAAACAAAGTTACAAAATCTAACACCGAAAGATTTATTCAAGATCTTAATGGTGCGCCTACATTTAGAGAAGCATTCAAAGAAAAACTTGAAGCTGTAAATAGATTTGTTACATTACAAGAACAACAACAATCTGCTACTATACAAGGAGATGAACTAGAAGCTAGAGATCTTAATGCAGACATGATGCATACATATCTTGCTCCACGTATTAAGTATGGTAGA